CAGTTCGTTTTCTAAATCTCTACCATCAAGACTTAATTTTATATTTAACCCTTTGACTGTTTCTGCCATCTTTGTTCACCTCCTCAGTGGTAAAGAAAAAGCACACCACCATCGAGGTATGCTTTGAAGTAATTAATTCTTACTTTTATACAATTCTTTTTATTACATCTGTTCGCAAATTATCAAATGTTTTTTCATCTAAATATGGTTTAACTCTACGCAGATCTTCGATACTGTCTATTTCTTTACTCATCAGTAACTCTTGTATAAACTCATTTGATAAAGAGCTTTTTGCAAGTTTGATAAATTGGATTATTTTATCAACACTATAACTTTGCATCTTTTTAACCATCAACTTATGAATCAGATCTTCTGTCGCTTTACTCTTTATAAGTAATTGAATTGTGTGTGGTTCTTGAAGTAGTAGTTGCTCCTCCAATTCAATTATCCATGCTTTATCAAGATATGGAATAGTCCATTCCAAAATTAGACTTCCGTGTTTTAACCACATTTTAGAAACAAATCGAATAATGTCTTCATCCATAAAGCTATGTCTTTGAATAATGAATTGTTTATATTTTATTGCGTTATCTTCACATCTTTTTTCAATGTCTGACCTATGATCGCAAAATAATTTCTTAATTATTGAATCATTCTTTCCATATGAAATTTCTGAACTATTTATGCGACGTTGTGATGAAAAAATCTCATAATTGATGCTTTGAAAAACTACCAGATTAATTATCTCCTCATCAAGCTTATTTGCTAAGAAGAAATCAATGCAATTTTCTATATCAATAGCGTCTTTGTATGAGCTCCAATTTGGTTTTTGTATACCTTCATAAAATACTCTGGGTATGTTGAAATAATAGTTTGTTAGGCTCTCATCAAGGCTTGGATACAAATCCACATGTCTTGTGTCATAAACATGTTCAAAATACAGTACAATAATCCCGTCTTTGTGAGGAGGAATAAACTCAGGAATTTCATGTTTATATTTTGTGCCTGCTAATTCGTCATCATCAGTGGAGTAATTGTACTTCATAATTGGACTTTGAGACGCTTTAACAATATTATCTCCATCTGCTATCAGCAAAAACATTTTAGGATTAATTGTTATATTCTTTTCCGATTTGTTATGAACTTTAAGTTTAATAATGGTGTCACCACTAATTTTAAAGTCAAGCATCTCAATATCAACACGGTTTGAATTAATTCTTTCATACACACGGTAAAGCTTCTTCTCTTCAAGTTCAGTCTCTATTTTTTCAACTAATAGTTGATTTAATGGTACTTTGAAAGACTCGGATAATGCTACAACTTGAGAAAGATCCGGATAGCATTCGCCTTTTTCCCACTTTGAAACCGCTTGAAATGATATAGAAAGTTTATCTGCAAGATCTTTTTGTGTTAGATTTGCCTTTTCTCGCAGATTTTTAATCATTATACCTAAAACTTCTGCCTTTATTAACATATTTAATCACCTCTACCCTGATTATATGATTAAACACGATTTTTAACAAGATATTGATAATTGAATTGATTCTACTGTGGGTTGAAATGGTTTTTATTGCTTTTTCCCAGCAGATACTCTAAAGCAAGAACCTATCAATATCAGCTTGTGAGGCTCTTTTTGCATCACTATTTCCAGATATGACCTTCATTTCAAGCTGTACCAATTCAAAGTATGTCGTTAAATCAAAATATTTCGAATCTTCAATCGATATGCCTAGATGAGCCAAGTTAAATATGATATTTGAAGTCGCACCAAACTCTGGCTCATCATTTAGACTGTGGGGATGGTTTGGTACCTTTTTGGAGAGTCCCTAACATCTCTCCTATGGTTTGAGATAATATACTTAGTTCTTCTGTATCACTTAGGATGCCAAAATCGAGTGTCATCAAGAAATCGTTGTATGATGTTTTGCTGAATGGTCGATGAAGCACATAAATAATTCGAAAAATCGTATCGATTATGAGTGAGAAGTCTTCTTCTTTGATATCCTTACCCTTTTCAAGTTTTTTGATATCACTGAATAGTTCAGAACCAAACACATTGCGATAATCGATGATTGTAAATAGTGACGAGTGAAGTTTATACTCCTTGTCGCCAAGTTTGATAACTTTTTCCATAGGTTAAATCTCCTTAGATGAATGTTGGCAATACTGGCGATGTTGATAAGAAGTTTGTGTAGTTAGAATCTCCAACACTCGCAATAACACGAAGGATCAGATTGCTTCCTGATTCAATCGGACGAGCAGTGATGTTGAGTGAGATAGAATTCGCTTCAATGGAGTCAGCTTTCGATTTGCTAGCGTCTCCTGAAGGTGTTGCTGTACATAGGTAATACCAAATGCGACGTGCTTTAGCATCGCCTTGAATTTCATAACCCAATGCGAATGTCTTAGTTTCATTGTTGACCACTTCGACAAAATTACCATTGGTGTCTGTCTTGAATCCAAAGATATCCTTCTTAAATTCATCATCAATCTCAGTGAATTTGAGAGTGACGGTTGAGCCTGAATTGGATACCAGGGTTGCAATAACCTTATCGTCTGCATAGACTTGTGAACTACCACCGATGATTTCAGTAGTGATTTCTTGAGCACCAACTAGACGTTTTAGGGTTCCAAAAGTCCAAGAACCATCCGTTCCAATCGTAGCGAGTGCATAGTGAACATTGGTAAGTCCAAATGTGACTTTATTACTCATATTTTATTTCCTCCTGTTTGATTTCGTAAACACGATTAATCGAGTTATCGTCATTGACGTACTCTGTAATCATTTGATAATTAAACCCAGATTGATATAGTGCAGATTCTAATTGATCTTCAATTGTGGGTTCCTTTGATTCTGTGACAAGTGTGATTTGGTAGGTGATGATACGGAGNGCTGACTTGTTATCTGCATAAGTTTGAACTCTATCGCTNANNTCTTGATAGACAATAAATGGATACACNTGTAGTTCATTTGCATCGACAATGTTCGTTCCATAGGTGACCCTGTTGGNTAAAACACCATTAAGTACCTGGAATATTTGTTCCAAAAAACTCANGAAGATCCACCTCTTTCAATAATCGATTTGATTTGCTCCACCATATCCGGTGCGAATGCATCGAAAGCTGGACGCATGAATGGACGTGGTCCCACAAACTTACCACCTCGATGTGTAAATCCAAACTCAAGCAAGTGGGTCAACCTTCCTTTATTACTCGAATAAATAGCGATTCGCTTGTTGATACCTTGCCCTTCTGGGATTGCAACAAATGAGTCTGCAAAGCCATAAGACTTCCCACTTCTTGGTGCTTTTGATTGAATATATGTGAGTACCTTATCAGCAGTTTCATCCAGCACTTTTTGCATAGCCTTAATAACATCTTCTGCATAAGATTCGACAAATTCACTTATCTCAACAGCTAATTCATCCAATGAGACCATCGATGTCACCTCGTTTGATTCTAGTTTCAACTAAATATAATTCGATAAACTGACCACTAATATATGTACGTTCAATCTTATAAATCTTTGAATCGATCAGTGCATGTCTGCTTCCATCATATAAGAAACTTTGAATGCGTAGTGCGACATCGATTCGGATATCTGTTTTCTTGCTTTCATAAAATTCTTTAGATGTTACTGAGAAATTAATACCGATAACTTCTTTGGAACTGATGAGTGTTAACTTGCGATTGCCGATAGTGTCTGGAACACCATCAAGTTTAAGTAATGTCAATCTGGTATTGGGTGAGCTTGGAAACATTAAGGTGCACTTCCCTTCGTAAATGATAACTGTCTGACGAGCATTTCAAAACTCTTGGGTAGTTCCTTTACGGATCCATCGTTCTTATAGCCAAAGAAGGTCTTGCAGTAAATAAGGATAAGGGAATCCACAATCGGGACTCCCTCACCATTTACAACATCATCAGCCACACCGACAGAGCGAAGAAGTTCTTTACACGCTTCGATATGCGATTGCAATTCCTCATCAGCATAGGTTTCTGATAGAGGAATCAAGAGTGATTTCTTTACTGTATCCAGTATGGCCATGATTTAGTTCCTCCGATTAGGCAGCAGCTTTCTTCTTGATACGAAGGAAGCCTTTATAACCTACGACATTACCACCAGTGAATACCGATGCTTTGTAGCAGATAATGCCGTCTTTAAATTTATAATCTGTTGACTTGCCGATTTCAACCGGTGAGAAGATAGGTACTTCATAGTTCTTGAGAGAACCATAAGCCATTGCGTATTCACCAGCTACAGTCGCACTGTCAGCGATCGCTTTGCAATGAGAGTTGATTACGTAAGGAATGCCATCAATGGTTTGACTGATATAATCAACCGTATGAACTTTACGTCCTTCAGATGTACGAAGCCCTGCGAATGCACGAAGGTCATTCTTATTCAAAATAAGGACAGCTCCACCCTCAACTTCTTCATCCCCACCATAAGCGAAGATAATGTCATCAAGTGTGGTATCAGTGATTGCTGATAGTTCGACTGGTGTAGTATCTGCCAGTGCAATTGCTTGATCACTGAAGATTCCTGTGAATGTGTTGGATGTACCAGCACCACGTAGAATTTGTTCCGAGATTTTCTTCTTGAGTGATACATTGATGTTCTTGAGAACCTCGGACTGGTAAGGAATGCTTGGAAGNTTTTNGAGTTCTTCTGTGATTTCGGTATAAGCNGTAATCTTGACTTTGGTAATTGTGACATANCCAAATGCAGGNTCAGTTTCACTGTAAGGTTGACCTTCTAGAGTCGTTCCTGCAGTGCCATTTGATTTCACAAATGATTTCTTATACGTTTCTCCACCATTTAAGTTGATGATGTTGACTTTATCAACAAGAGTGGATACTTGTGCATATGGAACTGGTGCTAAGCCATTTGATACCGTTTCAGGAACTAATACTTCCGTGCTTGACACTTGAATCACACGATTTTCACGGAGTTGTTTACCGCGAAAGTTCTAACGTTTCCTTGATATCAGAACGTGCATCAATCACAATAGGTTTGATCTCTACTTTGGATGCAATCATCATCTTTTTATCGATGACAGAGCGTTCCTCTTGTAGGGTATTGCATTCTGTATCGAATGCTTCAAGTTTTGTTACATCTGATTCCGCTTCAGCAAGTGAACGAATTTCAGTTAAACGTGTTTCGATTTCTTTACGTCTTTTTTCTAAGTTCATGTTCTTTCTCTCCTTTAGAGTTTAGTAGTTTGTTTTGATACGAATTTTCTTCTTCATCACATCAACTTGTTTTTCTGCTCTTCTAATTCCATAGCCTTCAGTTCTACATCCATAGATTCTAAAGATCGAGCATATATACTAGTTGAATCGTAAGCCGGTGTGTCTACCACTGAGACATCATAGAGCCTTCCGATTTTTGTAATGGTACGTTTAGGGATTTTGCCTTCTTTGTTCCAGGACTGTTCTTCAACAGTGAAAGCAAAACTCATCTTATCAAGTAGTCCGCTTCGAACCATCTTGTAGATGTCTTGGTTAGATTGTGTATCGACTAACTCGGCTTGTACTTTCAAGCCAATGTTGTCGACTGATAGCGTGAGTGATTTNNTCTTAGTACGGGCGATGATTAGGAATGAGTCCATATGATTATATTTCATCGGGACATCCTTCATTTGAGCATTTTGTAGTGCTCGATGATCAATAGACTCCATAAAACCATGCTCTTCGTTGCCGATTAACGTCTCTTGATTAAATATGATTGCATAACCTTCAAGCGTCATCTTACCTTCAGCTTCTTCGAACTTAACATCCGCTAATCTAACTTCTTTAGTCATTGGTTCTCACCTCAATTTTGGGTTTGTTT